CTAGGAAGACTACGTGCCTTGAATACGTCACAATAGGTCTGATAGAGAACCCGTGTCTGTGCCTTGAGTCGCGCCCATAGAGCATCAAAAGCCTCCTTATCCTCCGGGAAATGATGCATGTAGGCATTCAGGCTACCCTTCTGCCGAAGATCTAGCCACTTGAAGTCCAGTCGCGGCGTATTTCCACGGAGCTCATGAAGCATCTTGTAGGCAGGTGTGCGAATCTTCCAACGCTGACCCGTTACTGTATCCTTAATCACGTAACCCTGACAATAGACAGTATTGTTCACCGCAATCATATTCTCCATTGTGGGAATAGTTACGGCTGTATCCGCAAGAGGAATACGACGGCTCAGCAGATTCATGAGCGCCGGATACTCGGAAATAGGCAGCGCGAAATCCAAATCTGCGGGAGTTGGGCCCACCTTAACAACCTGAATGAGTTTAAGATTAGCCACAGGCACAGGAACTACAATCCGGTTGCTGGGATGCTGAAGAACCCATGAATAACAGAGATTAGGGTCAAGCATCGCAACACTCAGATTTAGGCTCGCAAAGGTGTCCCAGAAAAGACGATAGAAGGTCTGCGGCCCATAGAAGCGGCAGTTTCCGCCAATATTTGAGCGGGTCGCAATAATCCACTGAGAGATCTTGGTGTCATAAAAGAGGTTAATCATTGTGCCATCCCAAAAGTCCTCTACAACAAGACCGTCCTTAGAGATAAACGTGCTAGCCTCAAGCGGGACTGAACGGAAAGGACTAAATGAAACAGGCCTGTTTGTCTCAGTATTCCAAACAACAGACCGGAAATAATGGGTATTTGTGTGCGTCATATCCGAAACGCCCTTCACATAACGGATAATGGCAAGATGTGTGTGCTCCTTACTGCGAATCACCTTGAGAGACCCTCCCTCCGGTGACTCTAGATAGGTAAAGAGTGCCTCAGTGCCCTCCGCGCCATTCTTGATTGCGATATCATTAAAGAAATTACTAAAATCGGAAAACATTTTTATTACTATACTCAACACGGGTGCCCCTTTTATCCCGGTTTTATAGGTGTTCAAATTTTTTTTTTCGCAATGCGGGAAGCAGGACAAAGAAAAGAACCCATGCCTATCATAGGACAGATGGAGTCTGACAACCTTGCAACCACTATAGAATTAGGAGATTTGGTCTCAATCTATACGAGTGAAGACCCTCCGTTTACAGGAAATGTCATATTTTGTAACACTGAACGAATCCGCATTAAAGACAGTCAAAGTCGTACAACAGGTAAGGAATATTTGCTAGATACAAATGGTGAAATTAAGGAAGAATATGGAGTTTGGCTAGTTGATATTCACAAGAAATCGGAATATTATCATTTTTCTGCTATGATTGGTGCTCAGCCCGGTGAAACGGTTGAATTCTATGGCCTAGATGGCACACCTGCTATTATCAACCCTGAAACAAATGAGACAAGTGGCGTTATCAGTGAATTAATTGCGACTGATTCGGAGGATGCCCTGATTCTAACAAATGGTATTCGTTTAGATTTTGGTTGTATGGGACCCGACCCATCAACGGGAATCGCAATCATAGTTCCTACAGCAACAGAGAGCACTAGTGAAGAAGCCACCGAAGAGCAGATGGCGGAGCAGCAACAAGAAGAAAAAGCAGAAATCTTTCAATTTGAAAGTATTGAACAACTACTACGTGAAATTATGCCAACAGCAGTTATTGAAGAAATTCCATCTGCGGAACGTTTTTACCCCGACGCAATTCAGCGCCAAGATATGTATAATGATTTCATAATGGATTTAACTCCCGATAAGCAAAAAAATGTAAAAGCCCTTCGTGAAGTTAGTCAACTTACAGAATATTTACTAGCACTAAAGCAGTCTACTGTCAAATTAAATGTAGCTAATCGCCCCGTCGGAATTCAAAAGTCAACATTTGAAACACTGGGAGATGTAACAAATGAGGTATCTACTTCATATATTCCGGCATGCGTACCCATTTATGATGTTAAGAAGACAATCTATTTGGATAAGCGTGAAATAAGCCCTTCTCAGAACTTACTTTTTAAATACATTATGGATATTGAACATGAAGATCAACGACGTCTAGAATTATACGAGAATGGTGAAATGGCAACAAATGGAATTGCGTTCTATAGTTATTTGGAGACACTTTTTCAATTAGCACGTACAACACCTGCATCTATGGTTACTGAAGGAACCACGAGAGATATTATTACATATGAACAAGAAGGATATATTGCGCCTGAGCCTGGTACTCTAAGATCTGGTTTTGACAAAGGACTTCCTAGTGGATATGAAAGTTCTTTCGCACATTCATTCGGAAAATCAATTATACCTCTTACAAGCGAATTTTTAACTTCATTAAAAGCTCAAACATCTCGTTTTCTTCCTTCTATCCGAGCATCCGCTCATAAATTAATCTCTGCTGGAACTGTATCACAACCCGCAGACCAAGTTATTACAACAGGATATGTAATTCTAGATACACCGTCAATTCTTCATGCGCGCACACTTGTAAATATTCCTTCTATTATGACACGTATTCAAATTGCGGACTATCAAAGAGAGCGGCGGGTTCAGAAATTATCTGAATTAGATCCTGTTGCTGTTACGGACGCAAATTCGCAGTCACATTCATTGATGCTTACAAAGGAACAAGTTGCCGCTGCTACACCCGAGTTTTGGGAAATCTGGATTCGTAATAATCTCTATCGTACAATTTCACCAATTCATGGATTTTCCCCAGCCTCTCCTCTTTTGGCTGTTGCTCTTGACGCATTTGTTCCAAATCGCAGCGACTATCCCAAGACACTTCAAGATGAAATATGGAAGTTTATTGACCAGAATATGAAATTATGGATTCAAGCAAGTGGCGCGTCAAGACAGCGTATTACTAAGAAACTTGCGGAGGGTTTGATAGAAGGCGAATCATATAAGCCCATCATTGAGCATCCTAATACACTTAATAAGCGTGTTCTTGAAGATGTTTTCTTGAATATTCTAATTAAGAATCTAAATGACAAAGAAACAACCTTACGAAATAATCCGCAGGTCATTATGGCTGAATTTGAGAAAGGGTTTGGCAGTGAAGCCTTTATTCAATATGCTACAATTCTAACACAACTTGAAGGCCGCGAACCTGTCTTTGACCCTCAGTTTCTCAAGTCAAAGTTGGAAGATATTATTCTTTCCGAGCAGAATCGTAATACTATAGCCGCAGATGAAGCAAAACGCGCCGGTTCTAAACCCCAAATCAACTCATGTGAACATGTTCGGTTTCTTGTAGCAGTTCGTCGTTCTATGAGTCGTGGTCGCGACCATTCTATCTATATTGAATTATTCAAGGAGTTCCTCTCCAAGTTTCAAGGCCCTCGCGAAGGAAATTGGATAATGTGCCAAGAATGTAAGAAAGAATTGGTGTGCGTCCACGAAATCATGACACTGAATGAGGTTCTTCACCCCGGCCGCGCATTATCCCTCCATAAGAAATTATTGATTGAATATGGTGGACCTGTGTTTGAAGGACATTATACCTGCAAGAACTGCGGTATCCCCATTCAAGAGATTGAATACGACACACATATAGAATTTGACGATGAAGGCCGGCCTATTTCGGGTCGTTCTGTTATCTCGGATACAGAAAGGAAGGCACTTGATTTAACAGAAATTGTAAGTCGCAAGGAAGTTGTTCAGTATCCTACGGAAGATGAAACTAAACTCTATCAAATTATAAAAGTTGTCAGTGAACGCGCGGGAGCGGCGGATTTATCTAAAGAGATTTTGGACCGTATGATTCATTATGCTCAAGTCTATTTGAAGGAGAAAGTACCGCCCCGCGACCAATATGAACAGCAGATTCAAGCAATAAGAACTAGAGGGACCCGCGGCGCCCTTCCCTCGTATGAAGAATATAGTCGCAATCAGCGTATTGGTGTTATTGCTTCATTATTTGTAATTGAACTTCAAACGGCTTCTCCATCCATCATAATAAAATATCCGTTCACACAATGTCGTTTTTCTATCCAAGGATTTCCAACTGAGGGAATGAATCCGGATGAAGTGGGAAGTGGTGCTTTAGATTACGTAGCCTGCTGCGTGGCTTCCATTCAACGCCGTGAAGATCCATGGTCATCCACATCATGGAGTCTGTTATCTGATCTTGTAAAACGCCAAGATACAATCAAGAAAATAATTGTAACAATGACTAATCTCTTGCTAGGATCATCAAAGTCGGGAACTCAACTCTATATCAGCGGTGAAATCCGCACAGCAATAAGAAAACGTGTTGAAAGTCTGAAGTTAGAGCAACGTAAAGAACGTGCTTCCGCAAAAGACACCCTGCCTACAGGATTTATGCCCGAGCCATTTGTTCAATTCCCACAAAATGTTGTGAATGAACCTACGTCAGCGGACCCCAATCAAGCCATCGCTGCGATGAATATTGCTGGAACAGATGGGCCCCGCAAGAATCTTCTATATCGTCTAGCAGTGATTTATAGTCAACTTAAATTGGAATCCTATAAGAAAGCCGAGAAGGATGGTATGATTATTTATGGTTCTGAGCGCAGTGATAGTTTCTCATCTCCCATATCACTGAAAGATCTTAAACGCGGCGCCATACAAGTCTTGGGTCTCATACCTCTTGAAGAAGAAGCCCGCCGTCTAGCATTTGCTTTACGGACGATTGAACTTCGGACACCCACATCAACTCCTGCTGGAACACATATTTGGACACCGTGGACGCCTCGGGAAATTCCCGTGCTCAAAGTGGAAATCCCTAAGAATATTTTGTATAAACTTTTCCTTCGCAACTGCTACAAGGGACCCAGCATCGGCTCTCCCCACAAGATTGGATACGGCAATGCGTGTAAGAACTGTGGATTTCAATTCCCAGTCAGTCCCGATATTATTGACCCCGAGAAAGAGGGCAAACCGGCCTTGGATAATCAGAATGTAGATTATAGTGAAGCGGAGTTTGAAAAGATTCTAGCACAAAAACGCGAACTCCGATCACAGGCCTCTTTTGTAAAACCGGATGAACCGGAACTTCTTAAAAATATTCAACAATGGATTGACACACCTGTCATGACGGATGATGCTGGAATGTGGCAGGAAGTTGCTATAATCCTTAAAGGCTTATCTGATTCTAAGTCAGCCAGCAGACCTATTGCTCGTGCGGAAGCATGGGGTAATTTTGTAACCCGATATGACTTAGCCAAAGAAACTTTACGTGGCAGAGTGGCAGCCTCCGCAACTCGGAAAACTCGGGCACAAGCAGTGGCTGCTGGATTTCTGAATAATCTAGATATTGTTACACAGAACCCTTTTGGTACTGGATATGATACTATTGCGTCGGCTCTAGTATCACCGCTCCTTCAGAAAGCCCGTGCTCATATGATATCCAGTGTTACTTCGCTACGAGAAATCAAAGATAGAAAGGGCACAGAAGTTCTATATTCGCACGCTGCTATAATCAAACGACCGGGCAAAGAAGATAAAATGTCTCTCAAAGATGTTAAACCCTGGATGAAGATAGCACCTGAACATAAAGTACTACTGAATGAAATTATGGCACAGCACACCGAGTTAATTAATGGGGGTTCATTTGAAATGCGGGAAGTCTGTAATCGTCTCGGTCGTGAAATAGGTCTTTGGATGAGAAAATGGAAAACACTCATCTTTGAAGATCCCCTGCTCGGATTTACAGAATTGGAAGGACAATATATTTTACGATTTATATTTGTTCGCCTCTTCTTGGATATAACAAATACCAGTTCATCACTCTATAGAAATTTACCTACTGATACGGATGCGCAAAAACCCGAACCTGAAACTATTATGAAGGAAGTTGTGGTTTTTATAGCAGAAAATATGGAGCGGACAGCTTCTACATCACGTCTGCCTTCCCAAAAGGAATTAGAAGAAATTCTCTTAAAACGTGCTGAAACAGAACGTAACTATGTTATTAATATTTTTGACCGATTAGATGATGAGGATAAAGCAATTGAGAAATTACAGAAGAAGTTTCGTCTAGGTAAATGGGCAATGGGATTCAATGTCCGAGATTATAGCGCAGAATTATATGAACACGACCGTAATCAGCGTATCCAGATGGGTCTGCGGGATGCTCCTCAATTAACTGAAGGTAGAAGTCTACCGGGAGATTTTGGGTTTGCCTCATTTGCCGGTGAATCTCGTGCTGACCGTGCTTATGGCATTGAAGATTTAGATGCGCAGGAACGAGCAGAGACAAGCGTCTATATGGACTAATGGACTAATGGAGTAATAAAATATATACATATTTCTGTAGTTAAAACAGGAACATGCATGTATTATTTTTAGCATTAACTATTTATTTGGTTGGAACAACAATTGTTCTTTATCTTCGTCCATCAATTATGTTTCATCCTGGTGGGACATGGAAAGAATTCTCCCTAAATCCAGATCCGAATCATACAAATATGCCCTTTTGGCTTTTTTCTATACTCTGGGCATTCCTCAGTTATCTAATTGCTAGTTTTATACAGCGTATGATGGTTACTATTCCTACACCTGAAGGAGAATCAGCCGATTTTGAACCGATTGACTTACCCGAGCCTGTGGACGTGGCAGAAACAGATATACCAAATCTTACAGAAGCCGAACCTGTCAGTAAAAACATGGGACTTAATAAAACCCGTAATGGATATTATGTGCTAAATACCCAGAAGTATAGCAGAAATCAAGTTCCTATGTATGTGTATTATGGGGATTCGCCTCCTCCAGCAAATTAAGTCGCCTTAGAATCTGTTGAAGGTAAAGGACATGCTGTAGCAAACCAAGAAAGTGAAGCCGAAGAATACATCCCCGCCCAGAACATATAAAATGCATGGACGATGGATTCACCAAATTGATTTTTCACTTGAGGCTCATTAGAATTTTCTTCTGATGAGGGAAGCATATTTCGGATAATATTTCCAATGAAGTCAACGTGCCATGACAGACTAAAAAATAAGATTGAGATAATTACACTATATCCCGCAAGTGTAGCCAGATGTTCACTTTGAAATACTTTACCACAAACAGAACTTTGAACTATCATAAAAGAAATAAGATTTGATAAAAATGAACCTATGACAATAACACAGAGCACTGTAAAAAAGGCCGTATTGCTTTCAAGAAAAGGCTCTTTAGAAACATTCATATAGGCCGCAATTCCAATAGCAGGAAGAATTGTATGAATCATACCATTAAGAAACATTGAGCCAACTATTTTACCCGTTGCGTCACTCATCTCTGAGATAATAAATCATTTTCTATTAGAGAGAATGCCTCCAAAAAAACTGGGTACATTCGGTAATCCGAAAGCAATTATTGATATTAAGACATGGGCTAAAGTTGCAAGGAAAGGATATTCAAATATTGTTATGGACTATGAGAAGGGAATTCCAATAGTTAAGAACTCTGAGAACTTGAGTGAAACTGTCAAAGAAATACAAATACCTCGCCTAGTAGATTCATATAGGGCCTTGGACTTATACCGTAATAAAGCAAGCAAAGAGGAGCATGACAAATATGCGACTTCTTTACAGGCATTCAATAAACAACGTGAAGATAAAGCCCAATTAAATTTAGTACGGGTTGAAGCACTCCAGCAAGCCTATGTTGAACTTGCTCAGGCAATTGGAAATTATAGAATTAGTCCTTCCATTGAAGCAGCCAAACGTGTTGCTATTGCGCAAAAGACTCTACATGAGAAAGAAGCCCAAGGAGCGCCTAAGGCTCCTAAAGGAGATAAATGCGAACCGGAAGGTTCCTGCGAACGTATAGTTAAGAACTTTGAGTATCCGTTACCACCCTCTGGTAACATGTCAATGCCTCCTGTAAATATTTATTACAAATATGAGTCTATGCCGGATAGTCGGGAAATTAATTTAGCGATTCCTCCTCCTACAGCAGCAGGAAAAGCAGGTGAATTATTGTAAAGGATAGATTGATATTTTATCTTCGTTCTTATCACAGTCAACTTTTTTAACTAAATACTGAAAGCAGACATCATTGCGATCAACATAAGTAACCTTACCAGCATTATCCAAATTGGGATTTTTGTAGATAATTACAGGGCTCGGTTTTAGAATATAAACAAAAAGAATCCAATGAAAAAACTTACCATGAGTGGTAGAAGTTGTAATTTATTGAAAAATCGCATACTTAACCTATTATAATAGAAGATAAAAGTAGGGGGAATGCTAGATTTAATGGAATTAATGGAACATCCTCGTATCGCTTTTATACTAAGTTGCGTTATAGGTTTCGGTTTAGCCGCAATGATGCGACCTCTCTGTAAAGGCCCGGAATGTATTATTATACGGGGACCCGATATTGTCCAATTTAAAAATACAGTGTATCAAATCGGCGAAGGATGTTATGAATTTAAGGTAAAACCCGTTGTCTGCCCGGCTGATAAGAAAGAGCTAGTAAAAACAATTTCATTCGCAGATTCTGATAATTAGTCTGCGTTTTTCTAATTTCTTTGATATATTTATCTATAATAAATGTCTCAAAGCACGCCTCTAGACAAGTTAGAAGGCCCCGGCACTAATGATGCAAGCCTTGTTAGTAAGATTCTGGCAGATATGAATGATGGAGGTGCCGGAGGTTCACCTAATGGAGCCGCTTTTCAGCAACAGGGTCCGCCCCGCCTGGTTCTCCAAGAACCACCGGTTACATCTACGCAAGAATACACAATGGATCCGTCGCCTGCTACTGCTCATATGATTGGAAACTCAATGCCTTCGGCACAGGATTTCTCTTCAATGATGGGGTCTTACAGCCAGATTCCCCAGCAGAATCCTATGCCGCAGATTCAGATGATGGCCCCCACTCAAAAGGGCGATATGTGGTCATACATTGCTGACCGTATCCGCGCACCTATTGTTGTTGCCGCTCTTTTCTTTCTTCTTAATCTACCCCTCTTTCACACATCCATCATGCAGTACGCACCCTGGGCGTTTCGTGCTGGCTCCGAACTCTCTATGGTGGGACTGGTGCTACTTTCCTTGATTGCGGGTCTACTATTTGCGGGCTATCAACTTCTATCAGATATTATAGGCATATAATAGGGAATGTCCGGTTTTTTTGGCTATAAGTTAAGTGAAGTGGCCGTCTTAGTTATTTTGCTCGTAGCTATCATCCCGATTACTAAGTCAGCCGCTGCTTTCAATTTCTTGCCCATCATCCTTGGCTTACTAGCATACTTGACTTTATCAACTGTGCGGGGAGTAAGTCTTGGACTTCGTATTCTGATTTCAGTGCTAATTGCCATGATTTTTGTCCCTAGACGTTTCCGTGGCCGCCGTTTCTATGAAAACTTTGAAGATACGGCTCCTTTGAGCGAATCCACTACGGAGATATCCCTTACGCCGCCCACTTCACCTCCCCAAGGTGCGGAAAATGCTGAAGAAGTCAAGGAGGAAGTCAAGGAGGAAATGGAAGATGTAGAAAGCGAAGAAGCCATGGGTAATGAATCCGAGCCGGCGCCGTCTGACATAGATGCTCTTAGCGCAAAGTTCTTGGGCACAAAGCCCAAAGAAAGTTCAAAAGCCACAAAGAAATATCGCCTACCTTCTGAGAAAGCGGACGGCGACCACCACATGGATGCGGGTTCAACATTCATGAAAGCCTATAATCAACTCAAGCCCGAGCAGGTTAAGGCTTTAACAACGGATACTCAGAAATTAATCTCCGTTCAAAAAGACTTAATGGCAAACCTAAATAATCTTAAGCCGCTTGTCAGCGATGGCAAAGAAATCATGAAGACGTTCAAGAGTTTCTTTGGCTCTGACCCGACCTCTTCATAAACCTCTACAATAGGTAGGATGGTTAAAGCACGAAAAATTAAACAACGTGGCGGTGCCCTTCACTCAGTGGAGCAGTCAGGTGGGTTTCAGTTATCACAGACAACATTACTGTTGATTCTAGCAGGTTCAATCGTGATCTGCGGAATTTTCATTTATCTTGCTTTTCAGAACCGCGGGGATATTAACATCAAATTGGAAATGCCCGGCTCTTCCAACTCTCCTAGCAGCGGAACTGCTGGAAAGGCCACTCCTTCAACACAATGGCTTCCCCGAGGTTCCGGTTCAAATGTCCCGCCCGCACCCGAGCGCCAATATCAGCCACCTCCCGATTTTAATACAGCCGGCTCTGTTTTCAATTTTCCCACACAGGGTTACGCCGAAAGTTTCCAGCAAGTTGGTCTGCTCGTAACACAGGGTGGCTCAGCTCTTTCTTCCAACCCCGAACGCACACTTGTACCGTTATATGGACGCCGTACAATGGCTAGTCGTAATAAGTGGAATTATTACACACGCACAGATGGACTCAACCCTGTCCAAGTCCCCATTCAATATAAAAATCGGGACTGCGATGATGATAATGGTTGCGATGAAATCTATGATGGGGATGAAGTCGGTGTTCCCGCGCAGGGGCAGACATATAAAGCCAATATCTATAGGCAAAAATCGCTAGTTTATAATCCTTTTACAGGTTAGGGATAAATGTCTGGTAAGGTATTTCCATTTAATAGTTTAAGTTGTACACAGACGCCTTTTCAATTTCCGAAATTATTGAAGGTGGATGACATACCTGAATATAAGACATCGGAAATTCGCATAGTTGGAACTACACCTGGTCCCGGTAGAGTGCTAGAAAGAGCGGCTCGTGATGGACAACTCATTGAAGAAAATCCGCAGATTTCTCTTATTTTTGAACGGCAGACATTTAATATTTCAGATACTGTTTTACATTTTCCTGGAATGCATCGGCAACCAGGCACTGAGACTCTACCAGTCGGTGAAATTCATGTCTATTTTCGGAATCCCAAACCTGCCAAACGTCTCCAGCAGATTCGCGATGACCTCTGCTTGATTATTCCTATTAAGATTGGAACAGGAAAGGGTGTTAATTATTTTGAGTTTCTAAACCGTGATGCTTCTCTTAGAGCGGGCTATCTCCCAGCCTTAACAAGTATTATAACAGATAGAACGCCCACAATACTTTACAAGGGTAAGGATTTGAAGAATCGGGGATATGGACTTCCCAATCCTGATGCGCAATGTCTTCCTGACTCATATGCCATTCAGTATATTTTCCTTCAAACACCGGTGAACATCCGAGCTAAAGATGTAGAACGATTAAAAGCCGCTAATCGTGTTATTGAAATGGAGCCACCTTCTGACCCAATTAATATAGTGGATCTCCGACGCTTTTGTGCCTTATATAAAACACCCGGTCTTCGTGTAGGTTCTTCCACTGACGCACCGGCGGATCTTCCTGCTGGAATCAAGAGCATGGACTCTATGAAATGCCGGCCGATTGACCCAAAGAAAGATATTCGCGGGGACAAAATTGTTGTGGATGAAAAAGCCCGCCGTGTATTCTTAGCCGATGAACTCTATGGTCCTAAAAAACTACAGGATGATGTAGGAGTGGCAGGAGAACCGGCGAATACAGGCGCTGGGATTCAGCCAGGTGATTTTGAAGATATCTTAGCCGCACCTGTTGGAATTACAATTGGAGGCGTTGTGATGGCTGGTGGCATTATATGGGGACTTCTTTCTGTTTGTTATCGTACTTAAAAAATCATCGGATAACATAGGAGTCTTATGAAGACAATACTTTTATTATTACTTGTTGCGGCTCTAATTGTTTTTTTCATTGCTTTCAAATACAGTCGGCTTCCTGCTATGCTTGAGGAATCATTCTTAACAATGAGCCAAACACGAAATGCCAAACCGGTAACAGAAGGCAGCATAGCTCCACTTTGCCCACCCGGTTTTAAGTTTCTAACAGACCGCGATGGCCGCTCTATCTGCTGCCGGGGTCGCATTGATAATACTGAAGGACGGTGCTATCCCAGGAAAGATAATAGCAAAATCCCTCATGTTTGTTCACTGGGAGGTGAAATGAATGATGAATTTGGTCAGAAAATTCAGTTCTGTGGCTCAATGATGCAGCAACTATTATCGGAACTAGCAGCCGAAAACTGTACGCGTAATAAACCCTATAGAGCAACATCTGATGGTATTACGGGATTCTGCTGCGCGGCCGCACCTTCTTCAGCCGCTCCTCAGAAGTGTCCCGGTGATTCAAAATCCTGCGTGGTCTTACGAGATGACCAGAATCCCTTTGAGCAATCTAATTCATGCGGCCTTGAACGCTTCGCAGAAGGCGCTACTTGTCCTGCTGGAATGAGACAGACAATCTTACGCGCTACAGAGGGTGAAATTGAATCACTAACTGTTCCGTTGTGTATGTCTACTGTTCTCCCTCTTAGCAAAACTGCCCCCATGTGTATTCCGCGAAATGTACTCAATGAACTCCGTCGCTTTGGCAAATATAGAACCAAGGATTTTAGACGCTGGATAGGCAATTGCGAAATTTACGATAAGGTAAATGTCCAGAAAACTGAGACGCCGCAAAGAGTGGATTTAGCGGGCTTTTAACGAGTTTCTAACGACTATGATATAAATACTTATTTTCCGCAGTAATACTGCTAGAAATATGTATATCCGAACAAATTAGTTCTTTCTTGTTTTATGAGATTGGCGTGATCTGCGCGACCTTGCCGTCACATTATTTTTTCTCATTTTTTCTCTTAATTGCCTCATTTTATTCTTTAATTGCTCAGATGAAAACTTCTCTAAGTTTTTCTGAAGAGCCTGTTTCTGTTCATCACTAATTACAAAAAAGGATAAAACACTTTGTATGAGAACCGTTTTCTCAGAAGGTGCTCCAGCAAAAAAGAACTCGGGAATTTTCAGATAACCCTTCTTGTACATATCCTGTAATGAAGCAATATCCGCTTCAATACCCATCATCAATAAATCATCAATGGCAGAGTTTCCAGCAGACTCCTTTTCAGCAACAACTTCTGCTAGTTTGCTCAAGATAAATCCAATATATTCTTTATTATTCTTTGTTTTCGCAGATAAAGAAGAAACGCCTTCTAGTAATTTGGTAGATCCAGCCTGTGTTGCTCCCTCCGCCGCATTTGACGCCGCCGCTGTGCTCCAGTTAGCTAGATACTTGTCGTAAAAGTCCTGTGTTAGAAGCAACGCAGCCAACTGCTCGGAAAACTGGGTTTTATACTGAATCGCACCCTCGTTATTAAATGTAGTTGTTTCAGCATCTTGATTAATTTTGCCTAGGAATTCCACTAAACGCGCCTCAATACACCAAGCAGATAAACTGTCATTTAATTCTTCTAAACGAGGTGATTCAGGACCTTCCGCATCTATAAGTGTTTTTAGATGTTCTAGTGATGTATCAATATATTTCATAATCTCATCCTTTCCAGCATACTCAGATCCTTTCTCTCCAATGTGTGTGAAGGTCAAAACTTTATAGAGTTTCTTACGGAGTGTGTCCGCATTGGGTTCACGATTCCACCAAAAACGATACGCACAGCAGTCTTTTAAGAAGCGTTCTAAATTATCCTTCTTGCCTTTTCGCTGTTTAAGAGAATCCCTTAATGAACCGCATTGATCTGAATCTGTATAAAATATTTCTGTGCTTTCCTTTTTTGGCTCAAAGAGGCCAAATAACCGAAAATATTGTGGTAAATAAGTCCAAAGTGGCATTCCTATTTTAAACTAATAAAAAAATAGCCAGGAATACTTATAGTTCAATCACACGCTGCGTGGGTTGAGCGAACCCGCTGTATGCGATAGATTCGCAAGGGGTGGATGCTCAACTCTGTTGAGCGTACCAAGGCTTAATGGAAGGCGGAATCATTCCCTTTTCATCAATGCTTGACCCATGAAGACTGAACTCATTTGAACCAGTATCTTCTTGCGGCGCATATTCAAAGGGTCTAAGAGTAGCCGTTTCCGTAGGACGAACTTCATCCAAGGGATATTGACCTTCAGGTCGCTCCTCAACCTTTGTTATATCCTTATTCCGCATTTCAACTTGGACTGAATCACTCTCTACACTCGTAGGCGGTGAATAGGTCGCCGCATAAGCCGGCTCTTCAACCTTCATAATTTTTGCTTGAACGTGACTATTATTTCGGAGAACAAATAAAAGAGCAAAAGCAACAGCCATTGCTATTCCAACCGTGGGTGAAACAGACGCAACGCCAACACAGGCAAAGACGGCTAAAATTTGTACAAAAAGGGAATCAAAGAGTTCTACAAGAGGAGCAGATAGAGTTTGAGTCGTGCTTACAACAGCAACAAGAATAGCTAGGACTACCAATGATCCGACTTCCCATTTTTGCATGATTCTCTATATCTTACTGAGACTTTTTAGAAGCAGATTTAAAACTTGAAGAGGATAGACACACAATGTCGCGGATAAGAATCCCTGAATTTATGAAACAAATCAAACCCGAGAAATTAGAAGGAAAGCGTGTTCTTTCTCATCGCGGGTATTCAATACCAAAAGATGCTTTAAGCCACGGTGAATTAGCACAAATCAAAAATGCTCTAACAGTGATGCCTGCTGCTCAGCAGGAATATTCTGCGGGCATTGAGAGTTTTCCCGTTTATTATGAATCTCCGCTACGAATTTATGTCCCTCGTATGTGGGGTCTCAAAACCTTAGGAGCACCCGATGCTGACATTCGCAAGGACGGAAAACCGCTCCTTAGTAGTTTAGTCTTCCAGGGTTCATTAAGACCGCCGCAGGTTGAAATCACCGATAATTTTGTGAAAAAAGGGAAAAATGGTATTATCTGCGTTCCCTGTGGCTGGGGCAAGACATTCATGTCTTTAGCAATTATGGGAAAGATTAAACAGAAAACAATCATTGTTGTTCATAAAGAATTCTTAGTGGGACAATGGATAGGCGAAATTAATCGTGTATATCCAACTGCTAGAATTGGCCGGCTTCAAGCAGATGATGCTGAAGTGGGTGATGATTTTGATATTACGATTGCGATGCTTCAAACAGTGGCTAAGCATGAATATCCGGAGGGATTCTTTGCGGATTTCGGTTTTGCTATCTTTGACGAGTGTCATCATCTAGGAGCCGCGCATTTCAGTAAGGCGTTAATGAAGATTCAGACCAAATATATGCTGGGACTCTCAGCAACACCCGACAGAACAGATGGTTTGAGCAAAGTATTTGGATGGTATATTGGTGACATGACTACTCGGATACGAGCACGAGAAGAAGATACTGAAGTGGAAGTACGAGTTTATAATTTCACTTCTACTGATGAGGCATATACAAAAACTGACTTTGACTATCGGGGAAATCCTATTAGAGCACGGCTCTTGAATACAATTACGGAATATGAACTCCGCACGAGATACCTAATACCAGCAGTAAAGAAGGCATATGATGAGAAACGCAAAACCTTGATTTTATCGGACCGCCGTGATCATCTCTTGATGTGGGAACGGCTCTTAAAAGCAGCTGGAGCACCCGATGTAGCCTTCTATGTAGGCGGCATGAAGCAGGTAGCCCTTGAAAAATCGGAAGAGGCACAAATTCTGCTGGGAACCTATAGTATGGCAGCGGAGGGTATGAATATTCCAACCCTCAACACAATTGTGTTGTCAACGCCAAAGAGCAATGTAGAGCAGTCCGTTGGCCGTATCCTGCGGCAGAAGAAGGATGAACGAGCATTTAATCCCCTAATTATTGATATCTTGGATGAGCCACATGATTGTTTCGTTTCGCAATTCAGAAAGCGCCATGACTATTTTAAGAAGTGCGGTTACAAAATCCGCCATTGGAACTCTGCTGGACCGCTAGACACTCATTCGGAGCCTCTAATGTCAAACGAACTCCAATTAAACGGACCCGCATTTATTGAAGATTAGATGGAAAATGAATGTCACTATTTGAGTAGTCGCGGTTTATTAAAAAGCTGCGACCATCATACACGGCAAATAGTAAGTGGCTTGGCAGAATTAGACGCGGATTTACTCAAATCAGTAAAAGAGGGCGATTCGGTCTATATTACATTAGAAGCACTTCGCCAATTCTGTGACACTTTTTTACCAACGCTTCAAACAAGGATTGTGCTCGTAACTGGTGATTCCGACAAATATATTTCTGATGAACCATATTTGGGAAATTATTATTCTGAATATAATATTACATGGTATCAACCAATTCTAGAAAGTCCATTCATTGTAAAATGGTTTGTTACAAATTGTATGCTTGAACATCCTAAAATTGTCCATTTACCGTATGGTTTAGACTATCATACTCTAGCAGAACAGGATATTTATCCATGGGGTAAAAAGGCGTCA